GGCAAAATAACTAGAAGGCATTGGCAAAGTAGAGAGAGGTGTCGTAGAAACAGCAGTATAAAGTAAAGAGGCAACAACATGTGGACGACCAAAGACATTAGAAACAGCATGGTTAACTGATTCCATTCCCGTGTTATGCCAATTTTCACTGGAGTCAGTTGCTGGCTCAGTTAGTGAGGCTTCCGTTCCAAGAAAAGCGGTGGTCTGATTTCCACCTTGAGAGTCAATGCCGCCATCTCCACCAACTTCTGGATGACCCCTTGCGACGAGATGTCGTTGAGCAGCTGGCATGACATCACGCAGGATAAGATCATAAGGACCATCAGTGCTACACGCGACAAAGAGCCGAGACAAAATTCCTGGGCTAATGCCATCCATCACGTGAGTCATCTTTGCAATACTAATGTGAGAACTAGGATAGTTAGTACCAGCATGTAAAAATAAATGCTGTGCAGTGGCGAGTACCTGCTGAGGAAAAACAGATACAGGATCGGATCCTTCAGTAAAACAAAGAATTTTCTCAATTGAAGAAATCTCGAGCAAACCAGTCACTTCTCCGCGAGACACGCCAAATCGACGTCTTAAGAACATGTAAGGGCTAGGTTCTGGATCAGAAGGCCTCCAAGGTTTATGGAGTCGCACTGGTTCTCCTTTGACATCTGATGTAACTACAAAACCCTGGTCATTAACGAACTGAATAACAGCCTCTAAATTAGCTTCAACCTTAGATGCCCATTTAGGCGGAATGGCGATAAGCGAGTCGTCACCCAGAAATTGCATAAAACAATCCAACAGAATACAATAAGGATCAACCCCTAGGACGGAGGCAAGAGCTCCAGACCACAACATACACTGAACCAAATAATTGATAATTGCTGTCAAGAAGGAACCACTCGGATGCATACGGCCAGGTTGCACATAAGCATCCATCCAAACCATCACAAACCAAGCAAGGCGTTTGAGTAGCCTATACCTCATAAAACCGGCTTTATCAACCGGTGGAAGTAAAGGATCTATAGTACGCAACTCTCCTTCTTGCTTATGGAGAAGGGAAAAGAAGAGGGTGATAAGGCGTAACATACGGGGATCCACGTGTTTGTCCATGGATTCAAAGTCGGCCGTCAGAATCAAGGTACCCTCCCCTAACTCTTCAATCTTTTCATGCAGAGCAGAAAAACCTTTCACTGGATCCAAGCCTAAAGCAGAGAAGAAGAGCAGTCCTTTTTCTGAAATCTCAGCAGCGAAATCAGCAAAGTAGCGTCGTTCCAATAAAAATTCATGAATGGGAATCACGGTGAACAATCGTGAAGCTCCCAAATCAACTTTTTCTTTGGATCGAGGTTCATCCTTAAGAACAGCCGTGGCCAGGGTGTCTAAAGCAGCGAACAGAGCTGGGTCGCGAGTAGCCCAATCATCAGGAGCCAAAATCTTCTCACAAAGCTCCATAAAACGCAAGAACTCAGGAGTTAATGTGGGTACTTCTTCCTTAATGCAAGCTAACCCTTTAATACCTCCCCAAGCTCGATAAGGGTACCCCGCACTCTTCTTCCGGTCCATGGAAGGTAAACCTGAGGCAGTATTTGGCAAATCTTCGTATCCCACAGGACCGCGCAGCTCGACCCCAAAAACTTTAAAATACCTAACGAGGGCATAGACAGTATTAATAAGACCATCGGGGTAAGCCCTTGGCTTGGCCAGGACGGACCCAAGTTTTCCAAGAGCGACAGCCATAGGATCAATGACATTACCTTTAGAATTGCGAAACGGAACCAAATGAGCAAGATCATATTCAGGTTGAATCTGATCATACAACCAGGTCCTCCTCTTGCGGGGGGGAGCAGGGCGCTGGATGTAATGATCCGTCTTACCATAGGAGTAGATCCCAGCGGCTTCCAAAGTGGATGCTACCTGGGGCACTCCCTGTAAAACAACATTTGAAATCGGAATTGATTTACGCACAAAGAGGTCCAAATCATAAGAAGTAACAAGGTG